GGTCTCCCACCCGGATTGCCACTCTGCCCCTTCTTCCATCGATAGGGGTTGATGTTATCCATGTGGTTCGGGTTCTTAGCTTTTGACATATTGCAAAGTTATAGTCTGTTCCAACCCTCTCGCCAGAGGTATACTGTGCTTCCATCCTAGCCCATGCAGCACCGATACATCGAGCATCTTACGCATCACTCCATCGGGCATACTGGTGTTGAACATGAAGGTACCCTTGTATCCGATGATCTCGGCAATCAACTTAGCCAGGTTCAAGATACTTATATCAGTTCCCGTGCCGATGTTGACTGGCACCGGACTATCGTACTTCGATTCCATCAAGAACACACACGCGTCAACCATGTCATCGACATGCATGAACTCACGCAAGGGAGTCCCCGTGCCCCAGATCTCCACGAACTCATCCTCCGACTCATGCGCCTCCCATATCTTCCGAATCAACGCAGCAACCACGTGAGAACTCTTTAGGTCATAGTTGTCACCAGGTCCGTATAGGTTAGTCGGTAGCACGCTGAACCACTTACGTCCGTACTGGCTGCGGTATGCGTTCACTAATTCGATACCCGCCAGCTTAGCCATAGCGTACGCGCTGTTGGTCTTCTCAAGCTTGCCGGACATCAGATGGTGCGGGTTCATGGGTTGTGATGCCATGCGCGGGTAGATGCAGGAGCTACCCAGGAATATCAGCCTATCGACATCGGCAGCGTGAGCCGAGCGCATCACGTTAGTCTGAATCATGATATTATCATGCAGGAACTGAACGGGCTGGCTGCGGTTCGCCTCGATGCCTCCCACCTTGGCAGCTGCCATGTACACCTTGCTGAATCTGTTGGTGCGGAACAAGTGCTCGACCTGCGATGGATCGCATAGGTTGTACTGCTTGCGGGTCACTCCGATAGCACCCGGTATCCGGCGCATCAGTGCGCTACCTACCATACCGGCAGCTCCTAGTATCAGTGTCTTCATGCCATGTCCTCCTTCAGCATCTCGTCTGCTATCTGTGTGATGTCATACTTCGGTTCCCATCCCAGCTCCGTCCGTGCCTTAGTGCTGTCACCTAGCAGATGGTTGACCTCGTTGGGTCGATAGTACCTGCGGTCGATACGCACCAGCGGCTTGCCGTCTACATACGCTCCGGTCGCTGACCACTCAACCTTCTTACCTAGCGTGTACATGCAGATGTCAACGAACTCCTTCACGCTGTATGCCATGCCGGTCGCTATCACGTAGTCCTTCGGCACGTCTTGCTGAAGCATCAGCCACATCGCTTGCACGTAATCCTTCGCATGTCCCCAGTCCCGAATCGCATGCACGTTGCCTAGCCGAATCGGTTGGCCCGTCTTGATCCAGTTGGCGATACCTCGCGTGATCTTGCGCGTGACAAACGTCTCACCGCGCCTCGGGCTCTCATGATTGAATAGAATCCCGTTGACCGCGTACATGTTGTATGCCTCCCTGTAGTTGCGTACCATCCAGTAGGCATAGAGCTTAGCGCACGCATACGGTGACTTGGGTACCATCGGGCTGTCTTCATTGAGCTTGCCCGTACTTACACCGCCGTAGAGCTCGGATGTGCTCGCCTGGTAGACCTTGCACTTCAGGTCAAGCAAGCGCACCGCCTCGAGAACGCGCATCGTTCCAAGTGCATCGACCTGAGCCGTGTACTCCGGTTGCTCGAAGCTCACAGCCACATGCGACTGCGCCGCTAGGTTGTAGATCTCGTCCGGTTTAATCTGGTTAAACAGTCGGGTGAGGCACATGCTGTCGGTGACATCCCCGTAGTGTAGCTCTAAGTTGGGATGGTCGAAGATGTGGTCGATGCGTTGCGTGTTCAGGCTTGAGCTCCTACGCTTGATGCCATGTACTACATAGCCTTTGGATAGGAGTAGCTCAGCCAGGTAGCTACCATCTTGACCTGTTATTCCGGTTACTATTGCAGTCGGCATATATCACGAGTATTGTACATAGGAACACTAAGAAGGCCACAACGAATCCGACCTGCTCCTTGTCTGTCATTTCGCTTCAGTTACTGAATCATTGTAGAAGTAGCTGCACATGAACTCGTTAATGTGATACGATGTCTTTGCAAGCTTATTCACTTCCTTGACCCAGTCCCAGTCTTCGCCATACATCTTGTCCGAATAGCGGCATTGTTTAGCGATGCTTGCCCTCCATGCACACGGATGCCAGGGCGGTCTGCGGAATCCATTCATGTTTGGAGAATCATTGGTGGGATACCCAAGCTTAAAGGTCAATGGGAATGGCCCATTGTTGTTCAACCAGACATGCTGCTTGAATGTAATAACATCCACATCCTGACTTGCTGCCTCAACCAACTTCTCTACATACCAGGGCTCGATGCCGTCATCGTCATCTATGAAAGTTATGTAGTCCCCTTTTGCAACATCAAGCAGAGCTTGACGCTTCATGCCTATGCTTCTGCGCTTATTGTCGAATAGAACGAGATGCTCAACCTGCTTCGGGTCAGACAGTTGATTGATCTGCTTCTCAATCTCAGCAATCAGTGGTTTGAGGTGCGAATCAATCCTGGATGGAATCGATGGAGTACAAATAGTCAGCTTCATTATTTATAGTGTATCCAGCAGCCTTCACTCTCACGGATGCCTTGTGGGAAAAACTCATCAACAGCTCGCTTGACTTCCGGTCCCCAAGAGTAGTCGTGTCCGGCAAAGGTTCCACCACTACGAACTTTAGGATACCAGGCTTGCAAGTCCTTCTTAACTGAATGGTAGTCGTGAGCTGCATCAATGAACACGAACTCAAGACTATTGTCCTGATACTTGGATGCAGCCTCCCAACTGATAGACTTAACAGGTGTCACAATGTGACTGACAGGCTTCATGTTATGAATGAAGGTCGCATAAAGATTGTTGAACTTGTGTGCTGGTATCTCACCTTGACTTGCTAGGTATTCCCAAGAATCAACACAATGAAGGGCAATAGGTTTGCCGCTGTTCAGTATCTCCACAGCCATGTAAGCCGCGCTCATACCTTTCCATACTCCTACCTCTACAAAGGTGCCAGACTCATACTTGTTGACCATCTCCGTATAAAGTTTCGGAAAGGTGAACCAGTCCTCACCTAGCGTCTTGTAGAAGTGCATCATATTTCACCCTCCCGCTTCAGTACTGACTCAGCCCACCGCAGCGCAGGCTCGCCACCCCATAGCAGGTAGCTGATCGTACCGCAGGCCTCGGTGTCATCGGGCTTGTAGTATTCCGCAGCTCGCGACAGGTAGCTGTACATCCGCTTGACAGTCATCAATGTTAGCGGGTCTCCGGATGCCAGCTGCTGAGCTCGCACCTTGCCGACCTGGGTAGCGCATCGGTTGTTCACCTCGGCGTTAAGCTTGATGCCGCGCTCGGCTGCTTCGCGTACAGACTTGGGATAGTCAGAGTAGGTCTTAGCCATTACTTCAGGTCTTCTATAAGTTCTTCAATCGACACGTTCTTGCTACGATAGTCAATATACCCAAAGGGTTCTGCGTTTGCTGGCATGCCATGATCTCGATGGTTCTGTATGAACTTATCGTATTGATCCTTGCTAGCTAGCTTAGGGAAGTACCAGTAATCGTCAACAATCGGTATGTTGATTCCAAAGTATGTTCTACCCTTTTGATTCCATAGCTTGATATCACTAAGATAATACGCTACTTTATCTTTTGTGAGTATCCAAGTTTTTGGATATGTTGAATTATATGTATCGTATTGATTCTTGTTAAAGGCATGACTGTTCTTTACCTCAACAAACACTTGGCTCTTTGGGAAGTAATAGTCAGGCATGAATCGGATGTCATAAGCAGTAGGGTCCTTTTGAATGATATTCCTTACATGTTCCGGTGTATATACTTCATATCCGGTCTTCTGGTAGATTATACCATGTTCATTCAAGATGTTCTCGAACCACATCTGAAGCTCTTGTCCTTTATCAATTCGCTTATTAACTTCTTTCATATCGTTTTGTCTTTGCCCCGGTATTGGTAGAAGTATAGGAACGTGTCAGCGAAGCATTGGTCCTTGATAAGACCGCTCTCGGCAAGTCGCTTGGAGTAGTCCAGGTCCTCGCCAAAGCTGATGCTCTTGTACCCTATCTCACGGGCTATGTCAGTCATTACTGGGTTAAGATGGTTGAGGGGGCGCGTGTATATCAGCGTCCCGTGATAGATCGCTGGCTTGTCCGCGTAAGGTAGTCCGGCCTTATGGACGAACTCCATCGGCGTGTGGTTACGGCTAGTCACGATACCCCGGAAGCCTACACCATAGCAGCCCTTCTTCATGAATGGTAGCAAGGTCTCCACGTACTTCGGGCTGATCAAGTCGTCATCGTCTATGAAGGATATATACTGGGTCTTGCACATGTCCAGAGCCATCTGCCGCTTCTCTCCGATGGACCTCTCCCGATTGTCCTTGAGGATGATCAGCTCTATCGGTTGCCACTCAATCTGCGGTTCGAGAACTCCGAGGAGTCTATCCAGGAACTTCTCCCGGCCGTTGATTGTGAGGATTGCGATAGTCCAGATCTTCATAGTGGGAACCCGTTGCGTCTGCGCCACTCAAAGGTACGTTGTCCATACTCATAGCTGACCTTGCTGTTCTCCTTCTTGTAGGTCGCATCCACCGGAGCCTTGCCCACCGAATAATGCCGGTGCTCAAACTGAAGCTCGCTGACCTTGTACATGCCGTGAGCCTTAGCCGTCTCAGCCAGGTCATTGTCCGCATACATGCTCAGGTAGCTTGGATGGTACAGGTACCCGAGCTTCTTGTAGGCAGCGCGGTTCATGATTGGCAAGGTCACGATGTCGTTACGAATCCCGTCATGCACTTGCAGAACCGTAGCGTAGTCCGGGTCGAACTCAGCTGCGACCTGATCATCCCAATGCCAGAAGGGATGCATGTCATCCGACACAAGAACCAGGATGTCTCCGGTCGATTCCTTCGCGGCTACATTGCTGGCAGCGACCATGTTAGTAGCCTCCGAGGTAACGATCATGATGCCTGGAAGCTCGCTGAATTTCGTAAGGTATTGAGCACGTGTAGCATCTGTGCTGTTCAGCGACACGATGTATTGGATGTCGTAGCCATGTTTCGCTGTTGAAAGCCACAGCCTAGCGGTCTCAAGAGCCTGGTCCGGTCTGCCGAGTGATGGATGAACGATGCTGAATCGCGGTGTCATTTGCGGTGATTAGCGGACGTATTCTCCGCATTACGGCATCTGAGGTGTTGAATCAGCTTTATCGCGGAAGCTCAGGCTAAAGTATTCAGTGCCTTGTGCTGACTTCTTCATCCAGATGCTTACGTCCTTCATCTTACCGTCAATCAGCGCGGTGCCGGTGAAGTCTGGGTGATTCTCGGTGGTCTTCTTGCGGTTTGCGAATGCGCTACCGCTGTTCGGTTTGTGTTCGTATGCCATGTTTATTCGCTTTGATGGGTGCTAAGTTAGTTATCAGTGAAACATTCTCAAGCCAGGTTATTAACATTCGTAGAATGCAGTGCTGAACATTGATTTGGGTAAGATGGGTAAGATACGGGTAAGATAATTTGACCCTATCTTACCCGCTTAACTCGTTGAACTATATATAGTTATATACTAAAGGTAAGATAGGTAAGATAAAATATATATATAGAGGCTACGATATTCATACATGCATTGATTGCATTCAACACATTGATTCCAGGGCTCCCTATGTAGGTATTTTTTCAATTTATCTTACCCGACACAACCTATTGATATTCAGCGCGTCCAGCGAAATGCGGGTAAGATAGCCCAAAATTTATCTTACCCGAGCCCTTTAGAAGGGTGCAATTTCGTCCTTTTTATACGTATTATAGGTAAAATTTACCGCGCGTTC